CAACGTTACCTCAATATTACAACAAGAACGTCTTCAACAGCATCATCACCGACAACAACAAGATGTCGTTGATCAGCCAGCACAAGTTCTTGCAGGCGTTCTTCCCGTTCAGCTTGTCCACCAGCTTGATCACAGAGTACAACAACGAGATGGTCGAGGTGGAGGTCTTCAGGGGGAGCACCGTCAGGAGCCTCAAGTCGAAGTACGGGGTGATCATCAACCCGACCTTCATCTGGGTCTCCAAGCCCCTCATGGAGAAGTTCATGACCCAGGACAACCTGATCAAGTGGTTGGACGACCCGGACGTGCCGTGGTTCCAGAAGAAGAACAGGATGATGAACTGCTTCGACAGCGCGTCGGTGGAGTCCGAGTTGACCATCATGGACTGGAAGTTCGACGGGAACGTCAGGGACTACATGGTGAGGTTCGACATCCCGGCCTTGACCTACTTCAAGTACGTGAACAGGACCTCGGAGCTGAGGTCCAGGTTCTACCCCAGGAAGTCCGAGATCAGGATCTACCGGGAGATCTTGGAGGACAACGAGAAGATCTACTTCCCGAACGGCATCATGACGATCAACAACTGCCGCAACATGACGAAGATGGCGGACGACACCGCGTACGAGGTGAACCTGTTCTACACCAACTGCTACTTGAAGAAGAAGATGAGGGTGGAGCAGGAGGACCTCATGACGGGCGTGGAGACCATGACGTACTACGACACCGAGATGAGGTACGGGTTGACGGCGAGGAACGTGGCGACCTGGATCAAGGCGAGGCACAACATGTTCGGGGTGGCCATCATGCAGGAGATGGGCTGGAACATCCCGAACAAGTTCGACATCAACTTGGAGGACACGTTCGGCTACCAGGGGATCTACTCCCACAAGACCCCCGACTACTACTACGAGGACAACGGCACGTTGGTGTTGGTGGACTTCGCGGTGACGGTGGGGGACATGATGGACGTGGTGGACAGGAAGTGGACCAACTACAGGTCCTTGGTGGAGGACATGGCGGCCGCCCTGAAGAAGGAGGTGAAGTTGGAGGTCTTGGTGTGGCAGATCGACGAGGGGAAGACCTTCTTCCTGTCCAAGAAGTTCGAGGACATCCGGACGAACTTGATGAACAACAAGTTGCTGAACGAGATCAGGAACACCCACAGGCAGTTGAAGAGGATGGAGAACTACCAGTTGTTCGCGAAGAACTACGAGCAGACGTTGGACGACTTCGACTTGGACATCGAGGAGAAGAAGGAGCACTACATCTCGCTGCTGTCGTCGTTGCTGGACATGTACAGGATCGAGGACAAGATGACCTACGACGTGTCCGACTCCAGGAAGGACGTGCCGAAGAAGACCATGAAGAGGCTGAAGGACATGGACTACTACCCGGAGCTGGTGGAGTGCAGGGAGATCAACGACGACGAGTACTACTACAAGGTCAAGAAGGAGATGAGGGAGATGCTGGACGACAAGGTCACCCCGAAGCACATGAAGACGGTGTTCACCAAGAACGACAAGAAGATCAGGAACATGCTGGACGAGTCCCTGGCCAACCAGGAGAGGATCAGGAAGGAGACCCAGTTGAAGAACTTCAAGATGAAGAAGGTGTTCAAGTTCCCGTTCATCGTGCCCAACAACGACAGCATGAGGGTGAAGAACACCCCGTTGTTCTTCGAGCACTTCGACTCCACGGACGACGGGACCCTCTTCTACAAGGGGGACATGTTCGAGGAGACCGACCAGAAGGAGGACTTCCTGTCGGACGGCATCGGGATCAACGAGGAGGAGGACGAGATGCTGTTCGACGGCCTGTACGACTTCTTGGTCCAGGACAGCGGGTGCACCAAGAAGGAGGTGCTGAACTTCTGCCCCGACCTGAAGGAGCACTTGTTCTACCAGGAGCTCACCAGGACGAACCTGTGGATGTTGCTGTGGTACGTGGGGGACCTCATGGAGAACATCTCGTACATGGAGGGGAGGAGGCACTTGAAGGACAAGTCGAAGGGGAGCACCGTGTTCAAGTCCTTCGGGGAGTACTCCTTGATGATCAGGCAGGGGTCCAAGTTGACCGCCACCAAGCAGATCAGGTACAAGTTGTTCGCGAAGAAGGAGTCCACCATGTTCTCCGACTCCCACGTGTTCCACAGCTGGAAGGAGTACAACGAGGACTACATGATGACGAAGTGGTTGACCATCTCGATCACGGACATCCAGCACTTCGTCAGGGTCCGGGAGGTGGCCATGGCCTACGCGTCCGACTACTACGAGAAGAGGGTCGAGATGATGAAGTCCGGGGTGGCCGTGAACAGCATCATGGACAAGTCCTACGTCATGTCCATGATCATCTTGTTGGAGCACAAGAGGGGCACCAGCACGACCCTGCAGCTGAACAGGTACCTCATGCACTCCTCCTGCTCCTTCATCACCAACAGGGAGAAGCTGGTGGACGAGATCAACTCCTCCCCGATCAGGAGCAGGTTGGAGGCCTACATCAGGTTGAAGCAGATCAGGTGGTACGACCACATGCTCGAGAAGTACGAGGAGTTGAACTACAACAGGATCGAGAAGATGATGACGACCGACACGGACTACGACAGGGTCTACTTCCCGAGCTTCTTCGACTTGTCCTTGAACATCGAGTTCAGCATCATGATGAACGAGATCTACTTGGGCAACCTGTTCAACAAGGAGGCCGGGTTCCAGGACCACAGGATGAAGCAGATCGTCAAGAAGATGACCATGGCGGAGTGGCACTTCCAGACCGTGAAGCACCACGAGTGGTCGAAGGGGAACATCGACAACTTGAAGGACTTCTGGATGGCGAAGGACGAGTTGCACATGTTCGACAAGAAGTTCGTGGTCATGGCCACGAAGAGGTACTTCAAGTCGCCCGTGAACCAGACCATGATGTTGGACTCCATGGTCCAGGCGTGCATGGAGGTGGTGGACTCCGCCATGATGATGACCTCCTCGTTGATCGGGGGCAAGTACAAGTCCAAGGTGCTGGAGTACAAGAACAAGGTGACCAAGACCAAGAGCTTCTTGTCCTTGTTCGAGTTGTTGAACGACATGCCCTCGCACATGCTGATCGCCATGGTCTCCATGGAGGAGGTCGTGGAGGCCATCTTCACCATCTTCCCGAAGTCCCAGATCGGCGGGCCGAGGGAGATCTTGATCCAGTCGGTCATGTTGAGGGTCATGGTCAAGTTCTTGGAGGTGGTCCACGCCAAGATGTGCGAGAAGGACGACAGGGAGATGATCACCAAGGACCACAAGAAGGCGGAGATCCAGTCGCACACGATGTCCCACATGAAGGACAGGATGATGGAGTTGAAGAGGAAGGGCGTCTCGTCCGTGATGGCGTCGTTCAACAGCGACGCGACCAAGTGGGCCCCGGGGTTCGTCATGGAGCACTTCATGCACATGGTGTTCAACTTCGAGACCGACGCCAGGTTGAAGGACATGATGTGCGTCGTGATCTCCTCCTTCTCCAACAAGGTGATCTTGACCCCCGACGCCTTGCAGGAGAAGTGGAACAAGAAGCCGCCCAACGAGAAGGAGTTCGACGAGTACATCGAGCTGTACAGGGACATGAACGACAAGAGCGAGTCCGCGCCGGTGTTCGAGGCGGGGATGGGGCAGGGGATGTTCAACTTCCTGTCCACGTTCTACCACATCGTGATCGACAAGGTGGTCAACGACATGACCACGGAGTTGCTGTACGAGAAGTACAACACCATCATGGAGCAGACCACGTTGATCTCCTCCGACGACAAGACCAAGATGATGCTGATGATGTTCGCCGACGCCAAGAACGCGGACGAGGTGTTCCACTCCTACATCATCATCTTGGACTCGCTGTGCAGGCTCGGGAACATCCACACCAACTGGAAGAAGTCGGGGTTGCAGTTCATAATCACGGAGTTCAACTCGTTGTTCTCGATAGGCAAGAGGATGTTGTGGGCGACCGTGAAGGACATCTACCAGGCGAACGCGGTGCCGGACTTGACCGCCCCCGAGGACGCCGTGAAGTTCATGGTGTCCTCGATCAGGAGGTGCTTCGAGCACGGGGTGTACCTGACGACGGTGAAGGTGATGTTGAGGCTCGCGAGGAACCAGTTGATCAGGTACTACAGGTACACCGACAACCTGATCGAGCAGTTGTGCAAGATGCTGTACACCAAGAAGAACAACTTGCCGTTCCAGTTGGGGTTCATGCCCACCGACAAGGCGATCGAGACGATGTTGTTCGGGCTCGAGTTCCACATGTTCAAGAAGGGCAACTCCAGGAACCTCAGGTTGTTCTACACGGGGTTGTACACCGCGAACCAGGACTACGACACCAAGAGGTCCAGGCACTACATCCCCTTCGACGAGACGGGCTGCGGGAAGTTCTGGATCGAGCTGCCGACCAGGTTGGACAAGACGGTGATCGAGTTGAAGGACAGGTTCTACAAGGACATCTTGAAGATGGACCAGGACCAGGTGATCAAGGAGATGAACATCATGAGCATCAACATCAACCTGTCCCCGCAGGACTACCTGAACCACAGGAACTTCAAGACGTCCTACTTCGTGGGGATGAACAGGAAGTACGAGTTCCAGGAGACGATGGTGGTGCACTCGATCATCAGGGCGCTGCAGATGTCCGGGAAGAAGGCGATGATCTTCCCGAAGACCAAGACGCAGATCGAGCTGGAGGACATCTACAGGAGCGACGCGTCCAGCAAGGAGGAGAAGAACAAGGCCTTGATGGACATGCAGACGAACACGGTGGGGGCGCTGGAGTTCGTCGAGTTCTGCCTGTCGAGGAAGCACCTGAACAGCTCGCTGGACATGATGAAGGGGATGAAGGACGTGTGCAGGATCTCGGAGGAGGTGGAGGAGGACATGACCAACATGGTCAAGTCCACCAGGATGAACCACCCCAGCATGAGGGAGCTCAGGTTCAACATGGAGGACTACAAGTCGTCGTTCGACCAGAAGGACCTGTTGAACTTCATCTTCGACAGGGGGTCCGACTTCAGGAACAGCTCCCTGAAGGCGTTCGAGAAGATGTGCGCCATCTTCGGGATGGAGATGTCGAAGGTGTGGAGCAACCCGTTCCTGTTCATGAGGGAGGCGATGAAGGACAAGGACTACTGCTACAAGTCCTTCACCGAGTTCGTGAACTTCATGTCGAAGACCTCGGGCAACATCAAGGTCAGGATGCTGAGCGACTTCCCCGACTCCGGGAACATGAAGATCAACTTGATGAACCTGTACAGGTCCAGGTCCTCCCCGCTGTACATCTACGACTACCCGCAGAACATCAAGCCGCTGAAGGAGGACATGGAGTTCTTGACCCAGATGGCGCTGAACAGGTGGTTCGGGGAGAAGAACAAGCTGACCAAGGACGTGGTCATCAAGATGGAGGACCGGAAGGTCACCCAGGTCAGGAAGTTGTGCACCTTCGGGCTGAACAAGGACATCAGGATGAAGTCCATCTCCTGCAAGAGGCTGTACTACAAGAAGGAGACGGACTGGAAGAACAAGACCAGCACGTACCTGTGGACGGACTTGTCCTTCATGGCCGTGGCGACCGAGTACCAGGAGAAGGGGGAGAAGAAGATCAAGATCGACATCAGGGGGATCGACAAGGACGCGGTGGAGGACAACATCAACTTCTTGTCCGTGAAGAGGTTCTTGGCCGAGAAGATCGGGGCGGACTTCATCTTCACGAACAAGACCATCTTGTCCAAGGACCACACGTTCATGTACTCGATCGAGCCGAACTCGATGATGTACAAGATCGAGGTGGTGTACTTGACCATGTGCTACCGGGTCAACCTGATCGTCTTCAACCAGAGGAACTTCGGGAAGCCGACGAACAAGTTCCGGATCAGGTTGATGGAGGACCCGTACAACTTCTCGTCGGAGCACCTGAACCAGATCACGCTGAACTTGGAGGGCAAGTACAACGAGAACATCAGGGAGGCGATCATGAACCCCCCGGACATCGAGACCCTGGACGAGATCTTGCTGAACAACGGGTGGATCAAGAAGGACCTGCTGAAGAGGTACGAGGAGTTCACCGAGGAGGAGTTGAGGTTGTCGGACATCAGCCTGATCAACAAGCAGTTCTCGGCGGAGGGGGTGATGGACATGTTGCCCAAGATGTTGTCCATGGACTTCGGGAACATCAAGGAGGACTCGGAGATGTCGTCGTCCAAGGGGGACATCAGCAACGTCAACCTCGACAACATGACGGGCACCTTGAGCAAGCTGCACGAGGCCATCGTCGGGTCCATGAACCAGAACAACGAGGACGAGGAGATGAGCAACGTGCAGGCGTCCGAGATGGTCAGCATCATGCAGATGGTGGAGAAGGTGGTGAAGGCGGCCGTCCAGTCGTACGTGGACATCGACAACAAGCTGGCCAGGCAGTACTTGAGGGACTCCCAGAACAACATGAAGAGGTTCCACAACATGATGTTGTGGAGCATCAACGACTTGTACCCGACCATCAGCGACACGATGATCCTGATGATCTACAACATCAAGCTGAAGGAGATGTCGGTGTCCACCTTCATCAACAACATCAAGGACTTGGAGTTGGTCGAGCCCTCCATGCACGCCAGGGAGACCCTCAGGAAGAGGCCGTTGTTCTTCAAGGTGTCCGAGGAGTGGAGGTCGGACAGGGAGTCGGTGCTCAGGAACTTCTAGTTGAACTTGTGGTAGGCGCAGGTCTAGGAGCTCTTGTTAATATGAGG